CCGGCCCCTTGTGATAGTAGTAAGACCGGATCTCGCAACACAACCGACGAGCGTGCTTACATCACCCCATGGTGTGAGTATTGGCGTCACTACCTTATGGGAGGGTCTCATGACCAACTGGGGTTTCGACGAGAACGACAACGACGGCCTGGGCAACGACAACGAACTGAATGGCCCCAAGGCCCTGCGTGATGCATACGCCGCCATGAAGAAGCAGAACGACGAGCTGAATGCGAGGCTGACGAGCTTCCTTGAGCGCGAAGAGAAGCAGCGGGTGGCGTCCGTTTTCGAGAACCTGGGGATCCCGCAGGCCGCTTCGGTCTACAACGGTCCCGCTGATCCGAAGGCTGCTGAAGAGTGGGCTAAGTCCATGCAGCAGGTCTTCGGTGGCAATCAGGGGGGAACCCCGCACGTTGCCGACAACACTCCGACCCAGGAGCAGGCGCCGCCGACCGGCGCCATCCCGCCGAGCATGCAGGCTCAGTTCGAGCGCATCTCTCAGGCTGGACTGGAAGGTACCCCGCAGGGGAACTTCGAGGCTGCTCAGTCAGAACTCGGCAACGCTTCCAGCGTAAACGACCTCATCGCTGCAATGCAGAGAGCGCAGCGTATGTAATCACACTAAGGTGGTGAATCATGGCTAACGCCTTCACTGGCACTTCGGCTATGGCGAACCTTGTCCAGACCGCGTATGACCGCGCCCTGGAGTTCGCCCTCCGTGCCCAGCCCATGTTCCGTATGGTCGCTGACAAGCGACCGGTCGCCCAGGCCATGCCCGGTAGCTCGGTTGTCTTCGAGATCTACCAGGACCTGACCCAGGCGATCACTCCGCTCAACGAGCTGGTGGACCCGGACGCTGTCGCGGCCGGTAACCCGACCACGGTGAGCGTCACCCTGAACGAGTACGGCAACGCGATCCTCGTTTCCAACAAGCTCGACCTGTTCAGCTTCACCGACGTGACCGCCGGTCTCGTCAACCAGGTCGCGTGGAACCTGATCGACTCCGTCGACCTGCTCGTCCAGAACGTCCTGGCCACCGGCACCCAGACCGTCCGTCGTGACGGTACCACTGGTGCCCTCGGTTACGGCTTCGGCTCCACGCCGACCAACCCGGTCGCCCTTACCTCGATCGGCACCTCTGGCTCTGCGGGTAACTCCACGCTGAACTCCGACATCGCTCGGTTCTCCGTGACTCAGCTCCGCACGAACAAGGTCCACCCGAACAAGGGTAGCTACTACACCGCGTACGTCCACCCGCAGGCGTCTTACGACCTCAAGCGTGAGACCGGCGCTGGTTCGTGGCGTCAGCCGCACGAGTACTCGGCTCCTGGTAACATCTGGGCGTCCGAGATCGGCGAGTACGAGGGTGCCTGCTACATCGAGTCCCCGCGTGCCCAGAACGTCCAGTCTGGCGCTGGCGCTGGCTCCTCGCAGGTCCGTGTGTACAACACCTACTACACGGGACAGCAGGCTCTGGCCGAGGCTGTCGCGGAGGAGTTCCACACGGTCCGTGGTCCGGTCGTCGACAAGCTGACCCGCTTCCAGCCTCTTGGCTGGTACGGTGTCGCGGGCTGGTCCCTGTACCGTCCCGAGGCTCTCATCGTCGCTCAGACGTCTTCGACGGCTCGCCCGACTACCTGATCCTGATGGGGGCCCTTCGGGGCCCCCTTCTCCCCGAAGGAGGGAATGCATGTCTGGTCTCGACAATACGTCGTTCACCGTGCGCTCCGTGTCGGCAACGACCACGCTCACGAACAACGACTATGTTCTGACGGTGGACGCCCCTGCGGCGAACGTCCTCGTCAACCTGCCCGCCGTCGCTTCTGTGCAGCCGGGCCGAGTGTTCATCGTCAAGCGTGACGCCACCGCCACTCAGACCGTCACCCTCGACGGTGCTGGTTCCGAGACGATCAACGGTGCGACCACTCGCGCTGTCGGCGCTGCGGGTACGGCCGGTGCGGCTCAGATCGTGTCTGACGGCACGGCCTGGCACGTCATCGCTTCTTACTGATCCGAGAGGGGGCCTTCGTGGCTTCGTGGTACTTCACTACGCCTACAGTTGCGGAGGCTCCCTTCGCATGGAACCCGCTCATGGAGCGGTTCCGAATGAATCGAGGCATCTCGATTCAGGAAGTCTCTCCCGGCGTCTTTCAGGAGACAAGGTACGGCGCATACACCGATGAGATCGGCGCAATCAACCTGCCTCCGAACCCAAACGCTGGCGACACTAGCTTCTACCCCGCCCCTTCGGCGGGGTTGAGGTACTATCGCGGTGGCTATCAGCACACCGTAAGCGATCAGGATCGAACAGATCTTATCGCCTCAGGCTTGGTCGACTCGACCAACTTCACCCTTCTCCCAAACCAGGGATTTGGTCAGGGTGGATTCGGTGAAGGAGGTTTTGGAGACGAATGACTTACACACCCATCTCGGCAGGAACGCTCAACTGGGACGTGCCTGTCAACGCTGCGTTCACCTCGCAGGACAACAGGATCACGGTCAACGAGGCGACCGACGCCACTCAGAACACCAGGCTGACCGCTCTGGAAAACTACAACGGCTTCCAGCCGACCGAGCTGGGTGCCCTTGTCTGGAACTTCGATCCAGGCATGGCGTCCGGGCAGTCGTCTACAACTGCTGGCGTTCTCCATATGATCAGGCTGGACGTGCCTGTCGCCATAACTGTGACCAACCTGGTGGTTGCCATCCAGACCGCTGGAGCCACCCTGACTGCTGGGCAGAACTTCGGGGCCCTCTATGACTCCTCTGGAAGCAGGCTTGCCGTATCGGCGGACCAGGCGTCCGCCTTTCAGGCGACTGGAACTATCACCATCCCGCTGACCGGAACCCTGGGTCTCAGCCCTGGCACGTATCACGCCGCCCTTCTGACCAACGGAACCACTCAGCCTCAGTTCATGAGGACGGTCGGCTCTGCCACCCTGGCTCCGACAATCAACTTCGGCACCACGGTTTCCACCGCCCGATGGGGTAACTCCGGGAGTGCGCAAACCACAACCCCCACAAGCGTCACCATGAGTGGACGCACTTTCGGTGCGTCCGGATTCTGGGCAGCACTCACATAAGGAGAACCCATGGCTGCTAAGCCGAATAAGAAGGCCCCCCTCGGCCAGGGTGGGCGCTTCGCTGCTGTCGCCAAGGCGGCCGGTGGTGGAGAGAAGGGCAAGCGTATCGCTGCCGCTGTAGGCCGCAAGAAGTACGGTGCCACCAAGATGGCCAAGATGGCTGCGAAGGGGAGGAAGAAGTGAGCGACCTCTACCGTAACCCGCAGGACGGCCCTAGCCGTCCGGAGGAGCACGAAGCTCCTCAGCATGACGTTGGTGACTGGCCTTTCGAGTTCGCCGGTCCTCGTGGTCGCACCACGAACATCGAGAACGATGAGCGTGGCATCCTCGACACCATCGTTTTCCGTGCGATGGGCCGCCACCGTGAGGCGTCGCTCCCGTCCAGCAAGCATGACCCGCACGCTCAGGGTATCTACGCAGAGGGACGTGAGAGGTTTGGCGACTGACATGCCTCCGTGGGTGAAGCGGATGCAAGGCATGCAGGAGCGCATGCACTCGCCCAAGTTTCAGCCTCGCACCATTGGCACCACGATGCCCGCCCAGGCGTCCGAGGTGCAGGCCAAGGCCGTCCGCTCTGCGGCGGTGGCCAAGAGCCACAACGTCTTTCGTCCCGACATCTATCGAGTGAGTGAAGGGTACCTGAACTGATGGCTACCACGAAGACCGCAATCACTGCTACGCCCCTCCTGAAGAAGGGCGCTCTCGTCAACCTCGAACGAGGTGGGCGCACACTCCAGAATCTGGAGGTGCTCGACTGGGATGAGCACTTCGTCAAGCTCAGGTGGGACATCCACATCTCCCCGCAGACCGAGATCGTCCTGGTCCCCTGGGGCAAGATCGAGGCTCTCGGATTGGTGGGTGAGCGATGAGCTGTGCGTCTTCGTGCGACACCCAGGATCACGGTACATATGGTGAGTGCCTGCGAGCCAAGAGCTTGCAGGTCTCTCCTCACGTGAACGAGGCTTACCACGGTAAGCAGAAGCAGTGGGACAAGGATCTGGACCACTATGAGTCTGCAACCCGTCAGGGGTTGCAGCCTTCCGGCACACAAAGATGGCAGGTAGACAAGGCCATCAAGGAGGCAGAACATGGCTGAGATGCGAGTAGGCATTGATGGCAGCGTCTCCACGGCGGCTCCCATCAATATTCAGCAGGGTGGCAACACTGCCAACGTGGCGGTGCCTGGCCCCAACCTTGGGGCTGGCCTGGTCGTCTCGACCGGCGCCCTGATCTCTTCGGCTACGCTGTCCGCCCAGTCTGCGACTGGTGCTGGCACGGTTGCCGACTTTGGTTCCGGCAAGCAGCAGACCACTCTCGTGATCACCGCGAGTGCTGGCGTCTCCGCTGGAGCTGTGGCCCTTGAGGTCAGCCAGGACAATACGAACTGGTTCCGCACGACTGCGGTCACCCAGTCCGCCCCCGGTGTTACGCAGGTCACCCAGGCGGGTGCGTGGCGATACGCCCGAGGCAATGTAACTACAACGATCACTGGCGGTACGGTCAGCGCTACTGTTATGGCGGCGTAATGACTACCGCCGTCAATGGGCTTCTCGGCACGTATCCCGCCGTCAATCCCATATACACGGGGGGGTACGTCTTCAGCCAGGAGGAAGTGCCAGGCGTCTTGGCCGCGAATAACTTCGTGGCCCTCACGAACCCTTCCGGGAGTGGGAAGACCATCCTGATCGCTGGCGTGTTCATCAGCTCAGTTACGGTCGGCGACATCGACCCAGCGTCGATGTCCATGCGAGGATACCTGGCTACTGGCGTATCGGGTGGCACCCTACAGGGTGCTGCTACCATCGCTAAGATCAGGTCCACAATGCCGAACTCTGTCGGAGAGATCAGGGTGTCCAACCCTGCCGCCACGCTCGGTGCAGCATGGTTCAACTCGCCGCCCATTCTATCCACCACCAAGGGGACCGCGCCATTTGTGCACCAGATCCCCGCCGCCATTCCAGCCGGTGCGCTCACTCTACTTCCGGGGGAAAGCACTGTCCTGAGGACCAATGCTGGCGACGTGGATCAGCGCTGGAACATGTCCATCGCATGGTCTGAGATCTAAGGAGCATCATGGCTACGAGTTTCGATCAGCTTGTCTCACGAGTCAAGCAGCAGCTTCTCGGCTACACGAGGGATCAGGCTTCGATCTCGTATCTTGTGGCCAGTATGACTGCAACCGACAGCACGTTCCAGGTCGACACCGACACGGTGACCAACATCTCTCGCGGTCTGGTGGAGATCGACGACGAGCTGATCAGGGTCAAGAAGTTCGACCGTGCTTCAGGCACGGTCACTGTCATGGGTTCGTTCGGTGGTGGATTCGCCGGGCGGGGAGTCGAAGGCACCACTGCCACGACTCACGCCATCAACGCCGAAGTCACTGACGACCCCATGTATCCGAGGGCCCGGATCAAGGAAGCCATCAACGATACGATCAACGCGACGTACCCGGACCTCTGGGTGTTCGGTGAGTACGAGTTCCCGAAGATCGCGGCTCGCTACTCCTACCCGCTCCCCGTTGAGGTCGAGGATGTCTACAAGGTGTACGTGAACACCATCGGCCCTTCGGCCGTATGGTTCCCACTCTCCTCGTGGCGCTTCAACCCGCAGGCTTCCACCACCGCAGGCCAGGTGAAGCCGACTCCGACTCCGACCGGCAAGACGCTCGACATCATGCGTGACTTCATCGTCCCCGGTCGTAACATCCGAGTTACTTACAAGAAGAAGCCTAACGTTCTTGTGAACAACTCGGACGACTTCGAGACAGTCACCGGCTACCCCGATCGGTATGTGGATCTCATCGTGTATGGCGCCTGTTGGCGCCTGCTCCCGGCCTACGAAGCTGCTCGACTCCAGCAGTCCCAGATCGAGGCGACCGAGCGTGCTCCGCTTGTCCCCGTTGGCGCTGGCTCCCAGGCTTCCCAGTACTACATGTCGCTCTACATGCGACGCCTGCAAGAAGAGCGAGACAGGCTCTTCAGCCTGTTCGAGTCCTATCAGTACTTCAACGCGTAAGGAGCGACATGGCCAACTCTCGCTTTTACTCGTCTATCGCTCAGCAGACGACGCTCACCAGCGGCATCACGTCGTCTGGTACCACGATGATCGTAGCGGCGACCACCGGTTTTCCGGGGTCGCTGCCCTATACTCTGGCTGTTGACTATGGTGCATCCAACGAAGAGCTAGTTGAGGTCACTGCCGTTGCTGGCACGACCCTCACAGTCACTCGGGCCATCGACAGCACGACCGGCTCCAGCCACAACCCCGGAGCCGTAGTTCGCC